GCATCCCTAAGTGGACGCTGCACCAGGCGACCGACAAGGATGTGGGGAGGTGGTCACGTGACTCCGACCTAGGCATCTGTATCCAAACCCGTGAGGTGAGCGCCATCGACATCGACATTGGTGAGGTGGCTCACAGTGACGAGGTGAGGGGGCTGGTTGAGCTGCTGTGGGGCAGCTTACCGTTGCGTAAGCGCGGCAACAGTGGTAAATGCCTCTTGGCTTTCCGCATTCCTGGACAGTTCGTCAAGCGCGTAATCCGCGCGCAGCACGGCATCATCGAGTTCCTGGCCAACGGCCAGCAGTTCATTGCGGTGGGCACACACCCCAGTGGTGTGCGTTACGAGTGGGAGCACAACGGCAAGCCAGGACTACCTGCGTTTTTGCCTGAGATCACCCCGGCCGAGTTTGAGCAGTTGTGGCAGGCGTTGCAGAGCGCCTATGGCATTGAGCCTGAGATCATGGGCCGCAGTACCATACGCCCAGTGCTGCCGCGCAGCGCTGACGCCATCAACGACTCGGTGGTGTCGTTCCTTGAGTCAACCGGCTGGGTGCGTAGCTGGCAGGCGGATGGGCGTGTCAACATCACATGCCCGTGGCGCGACGAGCACAGCTCCGACAGTGGGGACACAGAGACCCAATACTTCCCGGCGGGTGTGGGTGGCTTTGAGCAAGGCCACTTCCACTGCCTGCACGCCCATTGCGCCTCACGCACGGACGGTGACTTCCTCAACGCCCTGGGCGTGATCGCTGCCGAGTTCTCGGTGGTAGAGGCCGTAGCCGGAGAGCCTGAGCCGCTGCCACCATTCAAACGTAGCAAGTCGGGCAAGGCATTGGCCACATTGCCCAATGTGCTCACGGCTCTGCGTCGCTCGGACGTGTGCAGCAAGCGCATAGGCCTGGACACTTTCCGTGACGAGTTGATGCTCGCTGATGACGGCACGGACGGGTGGCGCGCGTTCACGGACGCCGACTACACGATGCTGCGCGAGCACTTCGAGACCATCGGCTTCATGCCGGTGGGGCGGGAGCTGATGCGTGACGCTGTGCGCTACGTGGCGGTACAACAGACGTTCGACAGCGCCAAGCTGTGGCTCACAGCGGTCGTGCCGGCGTGGGATGGCGTGCCGCGAGTGCGCAAGTTCTTTGCCCGCTACTTCGGGGCTAAAGACGACAAGTATGCCGAGTCGGTGAGCCAGTACGTCTGGTCCGCGATGGCTGGGCGCGTGCTCCAGCCAGGTGTCAAGGCCGACATGGTGCCGATTCTGGTGGGCGGGCAGGGCGTCGGCAAAACCACTGGTGTGAAACGCATGGCCCCGAGCGAGGACCACTTCGCCGAGATCTCGCTGGACATCCACGATGACAACCTGGCGCGCAAGATGCGCGGCAAGCTGGTTGGCGAGCTCGGCGAGCTGCGAGGCCTCAACAGCAAGGACGGTGACGCTATCAAGCAGTGGATCAGCCGGACGCACGAGGAGTGGGTCCCGAAGTTTATGGAGTTCTCCACCAAATTCCCCCGGCGTCTGGTGTTTATAGGGACGACCAACCAAACGGAATTTCTGGTCGACGAGACAGGCGAGAGGCGCTGGCTGCCTCTGCGCGTGGGCAAGGTGGACACCGAAGGGATCGAGGCTGACCGCGACCAGCTATGGGCAGAAGGCGCTGCGCTATTCGTGGAGGACGGTGTGCAATGGTCAGGTGCCCAAGACCTTGCAGTTAACGAGCACAGCAAGTTCAAGGTGGTTGACCCGTGGGAGGAGCCGGTGCAGAACTGGCTGGTCACATCAGTGTTTGATGACGACCAAAAAAGAGGCGAAGTACCTTTCACATCTCACGAAGTGCTGGTCGGCGCACTGTCGATGAGCGTGGCGCACATCAAGAAAGGGGACGAGATGCGCGTCGGGCGAGTGCTGCGCGCCCTCGGTTTCGACAAGACAGAGCGCAGGGTGGATGGCTCAAAACGCAAGGTTTGGGTGCCTGAAACCGAGAACTGGGGGGCCTCGCGATGAGGCGACACGCCAGCGCCGCACTTGCAGAAAACTGCGCGCAGGGTGCGCTTGCAAAAAGTTGCACGCAAATTTATGCACGTTGGGCTTGGGGCATTGTGCAGATTGCCTTGTGCGTGGTGGTTTTAGCGTTTTGTCTCCACCTAGAGGTAGGGACAAGGGCGAAAGGTGGAGACACGCAAGTCCTTGATTTTAAAGAGGAAAAGCCACTGTCTCCACTGTCTCCACCTATTCTCTATAAGATGGGTAGAGTGAATATGTAACAAAAAATGTGTTTCATAATGTGAAATATATAAAGTGGGGGCAATTAATAGGAAACAGGTGGCGCCAGTGGAGCCAGCGGAGACAGGCCTTTTGGAGTAGCAAATGCTAAAAATCGCAGTCAACGAGCGCGGCTATCGGGTTGGGGAGTCGCACCATCGGGCAAAGCTCACGGACGCAGACATCGAGACCATCCTGTATTTGCGTGAGGCTGGCCTGAGTTGCGCTCAGATCGCCGGCAAGTTCGATGCCGACTTGCGTGTGAGCAAGTCAACGGTGCGCGACGTGTGCAGCGGTCGGATACGCGGACAGGCTGCTACGGCCTTCCGCAAGGCGCCGGGCACATAACCCCTTGCCTGTCGTTCAAAATGCGGCGCATGAGCCAACACGCCCCCTGGGTGCACCCTTTCCTTGAAGCCCTGCGCAAGCTGGGCATAGTCGCTGCGGCAGCGCGTGCGGCGAACATCTCCTCGGCAACCGCGTACCACTTGCGCAGTGCTGACGACGACTTCCGCCAAGCGTGGGATGACGCGATGGAGGACAGCATCGACACCATGGAGGAGGAGGCCCGCCGCCGCGCCGTCGACGGTGTCGAGGAACCTGTCTTCGGCAAAGACGGTGAGATCGTTGGGTACAAGCAGCGGTACAGCGATACGCTTTTGACCTTCTTGCTCAAGGGCCGACGCCGTGCCGTGTTCGGCGATAAGCAGGAGATCACAGGGGCCAACGGTGGACCCGTGGCGCTGCTGGATGCCACGAAAAAAGCCTCACGCATCGCCGCACTGCTGGAGATGGCCAACCTGCGCAAAGACTTGGGATGAACGCCAAAGAGCTTGCCGAGATCGAGAAGTACCTCACCGAGGAGGAGCGCGCAGAGCTTGAGGCGTTGATCCTGTCGGACATCGAGGAGAGGCCTTTCAGCCCGCTGCCAGGACCGCAGATGATGGCGTACGACTCGGTGGCTGACGTGGTCGGCTTTGGTGGTGCAGCCGGTGGCGGCAAGAGCTTCTTGGCCGCAGGCAAAGCCTTCACGCAGTTCGACAAAACGCTGATCATGCGCCGCAACGGCACCGAGCTCACAGCCATCGTCGACGAGGTGCTGAACATGGCCGGATCGCGCGATGGCTACAACGGCCAAGAACGCATCCTGCGCCTACCCGACAGGCAGATCGAGTTCGGTTCCGCACCCAACATTGGTGATGAGCGCAAGATGCAGGGCCGCCCTCACTCGCTGCTGGTGTTCGACGAAGCAGCCAATTTCGCCGAGCAGCAAGTCCGATTCCTCATGGGGTGGAATCGGTCCACCACACCAGGCCAGCGATGCCAAACACTGCTCACGTTCAACCCCCCGACTTCAGCCGAGGGCCGGTGGGTCATCGACTACTTCGCCCCGTGGCTCAACAAACGGCACCACATGTACCCGGCCAAGCCTGGCGAACTGCGCTACGTCGGTGTGGTGCCAGGTGAGAACGGCGTATCGCGTGACATCTGGGTCGACGGCCCAGCCCCTTTCGTGATCGAGAACGGGCAACCGGTGTTTGACTTCGACCCCCTGGAGTACGAGCCACAGGAGGTCGTTAAACCCCAGAGCCGCACGTTCATCCCTTCGCGCATCAGCGACAACCCGTACCTGAGCGCAACCGGCTACATGACCGTGCTGCAGTCCCTGCCTGAGCCCCTGCGCAGCCAGATGCTGCTGGGCAACTTCGAGGCAGGCATGAAGGACGACGCATTCCAGACCATCCCCACTGCATGGATCGAGGCAGCTATGGCTAGGTGGACAGACCGCAGCCCTAGGGGTGAGATGGATAGCATTGGCGTGGACGTTGCGCGCGGGGGTTCGGACTTCACGGTCATCGCACCACGGCACGGCACCTGGTACGACAAGCTGGTCAAGATACCCGGCAAGGAAACACCCAGCGGCCAGCACGTTGTGGGTCAGGTGGTGGCAATACGTCGCAACTCTGCACCCGTGCACATTGACGTGATTGGCGTGGGGGCCAGCCCCTACGACCTGATGCGCGAGGCCAACATCCAGGTGATTGGCGTCAATGTGGCGGAGGCCTCAACCACCACCGACAGGTCAGGCCGGCTGCGCTTCATGAACCAACGGTCGCAGCTCTGGTGGGACATGCGGGAGAAGCTGGATCCAGAGAACGACACCGG